AGTTGTTTTTTAGTGGTTTCTTGATTTTCAAACAAGTCGTCTAACAAGTTAACTTTTGTATCGGGGACCGAGATGTAATGATTTTCAAAGAGATCCTTAAGACCATCAATGAAACTTTCAGCAATTTGCAGTCTCATTCCGGTTTCGACAGACAGTTTGTTCTCTTCCATCCAGTTCTCGACAACATAGTTAAGATACTCGTCAACTTTACCAGACATTTCTTCGGAGAGTCCTTGAACCTTTTCTTCAAGTTCTTCTTGGAACTCAGTCTTTAAACTTTCGGTGATGGCATCAGTTCTTTGTGCGAGTTCTGCTTCAAAAACACCTTTAATTTTAGATTTAAAAGATTCTGAAAGGCCTTCACCGTCAAACAATTCAGCAAAGACATCTTCATTGGCAGGACCGGCCATATCAGCATCCGCTGGTTCTTGACCTGCTGCTCCCTTAATTGTGTCTTTATTTTTCTTTGAATTGTCGGGTGCATCCAAAGTACCGAGTTTAGCACTCTTTCCTTCTGCGTCCTGATACAAAACAGGATCCTCAAAGGATTGCGTGTTCAACGTGTCCGCTTCGCTTAATTTATTTCTCTGAGCCATTTAGTTATCTCCTTAAGGTAGACGATTTCTGTGTTATTTATATTATTTAGATTTTTGAAAGAAAATCCTTGAACAATGAAACGGCTTTTTCCTCAAGTTCTCTACTCGAAGTGTTTTTCATTTGTTCTTGATACTCTGCAATGTGTTTTTCTTGAAGAATTCCATTGTTCCAAATCCACTCTCTACCCTCCATGATGCCGTTTACAAACGCATTTGGAGCAGATGGATCAGCGACAATATCAACAGCGGCAAGCATGAAGTCTTTTTGAACTTCATTCACACCACCTTCTGTCATTTTTAAACTTCCCATTCCTCTAGACGAAACACCGAGTTTTGCACCCTCGTCTATGAGATTCATGGCAATTTTTCCCATAGGTGTTTCCATGACTTTTGCTTTACCAATGATATCAGAACCAGATTGCTTAAGTTCCTTGATCATATGAGACGCTCTGTCAAGATTAACAGTGGGACCTTGTGGGTGATTAAGTTCTCCCAACGCACGATTTTGTGCAACATAATTTTTATTATACTTCTCAACCACAGGCATCAGAACACCAGTAGGATAAATTCTACCGTTTCTATTCTTTTGTTCTGCTTGCATGAAAATACCTTCAATAAAGTAGTTTTTCTTACCACTTTTTTCATCCGCTTCGCAGATGAAATTGATATCCTCATTCATTTCTGTGATAAGTTTAAGAGCCATTAGTAGGATCCTCCTTTAGCCCTTAATTTAACTTTTTTGAGAGATTTTTCCTTTGCCTCTGTTTCGGTATGATCGAAAGCACTTTGATGCTCACGATCATGGCCTGGGGCACCTTCTTTGATCTCTTCATCATTCACTTTTTTAAAGTTAAACGATCTGCTGTCTCTTTTAACTACTTTATCACCAGACTTATTAGCCTTCCGAGTTTTCTTCTTCCTCTGTATGGGAGGAGTTGGTGTCATTTTGATCCCCTCGTATTGCATGTCCTCTTTCTTCATCGCTTGACCAATTTTCTTGCGACGATTAAGGAGATAGGAATCGGTGTCGTCTTCATCACCATCGTTGTCGATGTCACCATCTTCTTTTCCAACGGGATCGAGTTTATTTTTCTCTTCAATATTAACTAATGCCTCTGCCAATTTTTTAAATAAAGTCTCGTCGATGAGATCCTTGGCATCAGACATTTTTCTTTCGTAAATGGCTTTGATTATATTACTCATCAGTTTCCTCCTCCATGATTGCTTCCATCATTCTCACAAAGTTTTCTTTACTTTCAAAAAGTGAATCTCTAAATTGATTTTGAATGTCTTTAGGAAGAGTATCATGCGTTTCAGAGATAACTGTCGCTAACTCCGGTGTGAGTTCAACTCTTTCACCGTTGTCAAAATCAACATCAATAATTACATTTTCATGTAAACACTCATTAATGATTGACGCAAATGCATCGTCGCTTTCGACTGTTGTTGCCGCAGATTCAAACATTTCAGAAGCAAGTTCTTTTTGAGTATCTGACAATTTCTCTGTGAGATATTCTTCAATCATTGTTTTCGCTAAGGAATCAAAGTTTTCCCTCTCTTCATTCAAAGCGTGTAAAACTAATGGGTTCGTCATTGTTGCTCCTCCTCGGGTGGTGGTCCTGTTGGTATTTCACCTGTTTTTATTTCGTTCGCTATCTCTGCCATGTTTCTGGACTCAACGTCCTCTGTCATGCCAAAAATTTCTCTTCTTATGTATGAATTTGAGAAATATCGACCAATATATGGTTCCATTCCACCGGCAACAGTGAGTCTTTCTTTCATCAACTCTGTGGTCTTAAGTTCAGAGTAATGTGAGTCGCTGTTGTAAGTAAATCTCATCTTTGGTCGTAATAGTTCAAAATCCTCTAGGCTCATCACACCAGTGAGAGAAAGTTGAATTTTAAGTGCGTCGAGAATAAGATTTGTAAATTGATCTCTTAATCTTGAGATAAATTTAGCAAACTTCACCTCGTCTCGTGTGATTTCTGCTTGTCTGCCCATATTGAATCCATTATCAGCCTGCATTCTTGATGGTGGAACATTTAATGAGTAATATAGTTTTTGAAGCATATATTCAACATCTCTCATTTCACCAAGGTTTGTGCCACCCGGCAGAGTTGTAACTTCAGTTCCCTTACCACCCTCTTTTCGTGGGAGGAAGAAATCTTCCATGATGTGGAAGTGATCTCTTTCTTCTCTTAAATTTCCTGTTGACTGATCATATGTAAGTTTGTTTCTATATCGTTTTGCCAAACCCTCAATGTATTGTTGTGCTTTTTGAGTAGGCATATTACCAACATCAACATAGAACACTCTTCGTTCTGGTGCTCTTGACATGCGATACACAACCGCAGCATCCTCCAACTGACGAAGCATGTTCAATGGACGAATTGCTTTTTGAAGATACCCGACCACTCGTTTTGATCCTGCATCAATCAAACCAGAGTGACAGTAAATGATGGAGTCCATCGTTAAACGAACACCACTCGCTCCGGTTTGAAAAGTTGCATCTTTACTTTGATTGGTGTAAACATAAAATTCATCAACCTCACCATATCTTGGAATTGATAAGTTAGATCCATTTTGAATTTTTTTAACATTTCTTATTTTTTTAATCTTAAGTGGATCAATTGATCTAAGTTCTTTTATACCGTTCTGTGGATTTTCCTCATCAATCATAATGTAGAAAAATAATTTACTGTCAACATACCAGCGCCTGAACAAAAGATGAGAATCTTTCGCAAAATTAAGTAGATCAAGAACTCTTTCATACTCTTGATACACTCTCGCTTTGATTTGATCTGGGAGAAGAGTCTTTTCTAGATCCAATTTAATTGGCTCTTGATCCTCGTCCAAAACAATCGCATCGTTTACAATATCTTCAATTGCCATGTCAACCTCTGGAAAAAGTGACATTGACCGATATCTTTTAATAAATTCTTCTTCTGTTTTTGCTCCACCAGAAAAATCAGTATAGGTGGACATAAATCCACCATACACTGATCCTGAATCTAAAGTATATGAACCATCATAAGAATCGGGTGCAACAACATCGTTTGCACCCGACTCATCATTTTCTTGTCTACCAATCGTAAATCCGAATAAATTTATTGGCATATTTTCCCTCTTTCACTGTAATCATATTATAAAGTATTTATTAGTTACCAGCCGGTTCTGGTGGCACAAGATTCATTCCCGAAAGTTCTTGTGAAGTTAATGGAACAAAGTGATCATACGCAAGAGTTACTGGGAACTCGACCACGGTGTCCAAAGCATCGAAACTTAAGTCAATAGAACCAACCTCAACGGGCCAGCAGTTAATCAATTTGTAACCCTTGAGAGCATTTCCCTCCAAGTCTAAGTGTGCAATTTTCCACTCAGTGAGACCACCAGCGGCAATATCTGTCCAGTCTTCACTTTGAACATTCCTAGCGTGCTCATTAATTTGCTCACTCCAATCATGCATCGCACGATAAATTGTGTTCGCATTAACCGCTCCACCTTCGGCTCCCGGCTCTGATCCTGCGTTCTTTGCCTGATCGTAACAGACAATCGGCCACTCAAGGTATTGCCTGTCGCCGGGAACTTTCACAATACGACCTCTGTATGGCACTGGAATAATACCAACTGTCGATGGTGGTAATTGTCCTGCTTTTACAAAGAATTTGGTTTGATCGTTTAAGTCGGTGCTTTCCGTACCAACAGATCCATGAACAATGAATCTGTTTTGTCTTGTTCCACCAAGAAACTGTGATCTAAAAGAACTTACGTCTGCCATTGTTCTCTCCTTCTATTAGTTCAGTTCATCTGACTGATTTTTGTTTGTGAATGTTAATTGAATAAAGTTGACAGACTTTGTTGGTTTCACAAAAACATCAGCCGTAAAGATATTTGCGTCAATCTTATCCGGTGGGTTGTTTGATTCATCACATTGAACTTTAAAGTCAAAAACACCTCGATCCGCTTTAATCGCTCTCAAAACATTAGTCGCTTGAGAGGAGAACGCAGATCGTGACTCAATGTCGTTAAATTCAAAGAGGAATTGTCTTGCAATTCGTCCAATTGTTCTCTTCAGGAAGATAAAGAGTCTAGAGACGTTAATTCTACTAAGAGTTGATGCTTCGTCCTTAGCAGTCTTATCTCCAAACAAGAAGGTTCCTTCACCCACAAAAGTAACAACTGGGTTAATATTTGCGTCATACAAGCGATCTTGCTCAGTTTCTGTTGGATTTTGCACCAATCTTATGACATCAAGAATTCTACCACGTTTGAATCCCGCAGGGGAATAATAAGGAGCAAATTCTCTGTCAGTTCTTGCCAGACATCCTGCAACGTCAGCAGCACACGATGTGGTAATTAATTTACTATCGTCGGTTGCATTTCTTTCGTAACCCAAATGCTTTTTATATCCGTAAACAAAAATTTTCTTATCTGCATGGGCTTCGCTGGTATCTGGTGTCAATTCCTCTGCTGTCACACCAGAACCTGAACCACCCGCTGGGAAAATGGCAACAAAATCACCACCCCTTGTGGACATCGCAGAGTTCATAGCGTTTGTAACGTGAGAAACATTTCCGGAGGTAGAATACATGGAGTCAATTAAAACATTCGTGAAGTTATTCC